TAACGAGTCGGCCCGTAACGAGTCGGCCCGTAACGAGTCGGCCCGTAACGAGTCGGCCCGTAACGAGTCGGCCCGTAACGAGTCGGCCCGTAACGAGTCGGCCCGTAACGAGTCGGCCCGTAACGAGTCGGCCCGTAACGAGCACGCATTTGTTTTTACTGGATTTATTGCCATGGCGACCGCAGGTGGATATACGTTCCCGCCTCAAGATCTCCGGATCGCAGCATAAATGTCTGAACCTCGAAGAGCCCCAGTTTGATGCCTGTTTTAAGGACTCGAGTCACCGTGGCGCTTGAAGAAGTGCCAAGCAAAGCATTTAGATCTGCGCGTCTGAAGTGTAGCGTGCGGCCCCCGTTCTCGCGCGCTTGCGAGTACATCGCTCGATACGCTCTAAAGAGAGAAAAGTGCCTAGATCCAATCTTCTCTAAGAGAAATTCCTCTACAAATTGATCAGCACGCTTTAGATCGCAGAGATCATTTGGCGGCTGTAGATGTCTCAGCCTTCCAACGGTCTCCGGTCTCTTCCTTTGAGGCAAGTCGATGCCACCAGAGGGGCTCTCCGGCTCTTCACTTACAACCGAATCGGTCGGAGCATTTTCAGATGAATCAGAAATTTCCTCATCTGAGCTTTGAGGCTGAGGCTGTGCTTCCCCACCTTTCAGTGAAGCCTTATCGTTACCACGCCATGGTCTCGCGGTGCGCGTCTTCGGCTTAAATTCACTTACTTGCGATAAAAAAGCTGGACTCGGATCCCGGGTCTTGATCGTCGTCATTTCCGCATCTCCTCGACGATCAGTTCATGAGTAAGAGCCGCGATATCCTCAGCCGCTGGCGACCTCTTCTTATACAGCCAGACAGCCTGCGCCAGCTTCTGCGCTTCTTTGAGATCAACATTTTTTCGAACTACCGTGTTGCAACAAAACTTTCCGTACTGCTGTCGAAGTACCCCTAAGGCTTCCTGAGCTATCGCCTCCCGCACATCAAATAGATTCGGAATGACTCGAACCTCCGGCCCAAAATCATCGAAATCCTCTTGGAGATCCTTCAAAATCTGGAACAACTGACGAAGGCCAGAAACTGAGAGAAAGTCAGTCGCACAGACGACACAGAGTTCGTCAGCAGCGAGAAGTGCATTGATGTTCAAGAGAGATGCGGAGGGATTGGTGTCGATTACGATCAGATCCCAGTCGTCTCTTATTTGCTCAAGAACCTTCTTAAGCTTCTCCGCTCCCTTGTAATCCTGCTGAAGCTTCACCTCGAGCGACGACATGGCTAGGCTGGACGGAATGATTCCCAAGAAGGGAGTCACCATTTGTATGACGTCGTCGATAGACGCTTTCTTGCCGTTGCTCTGCGCAAACATGCAATTAAGGATCGTAGGAATTTCTTCCGAAAGATTGTCAAATCCCAGCGCTAGACTTGCATGCGCCTGAGGATCCAAATCGATAAGCAAGGTCCTCGTGCCGGAAGCAGAGGCGCGCATTGCCACTTGAGACGCAAGAGATGACTTGCCAACTCCACCCTTAAGATTCGCGAAGACCTTTACCTTCAAATCGCGAGGACGAGTCACCTTGTCCGGCTGATGCTTGACGATTCGCTGTAAATCAGACCAGCCAAAAACCTTCTTCGAGGAAGCTCCGGACCTGACGGTGCGCCCTTCGATGACCTTTGCCTTCTCCATCTGGTACAGTGATGCGCGGGAAATGCCAAGCAACTCAGATAGTTGCATCATGTTGAATTCAACATCCTTGAATGGAGAATTCTGGAGCTGCTTCGACGGAGCACGCGGCATTGATGCCTCCGATCAGTCATGACACTTTTTTGTGATGTGACATCGAAATATTGTCTTGCCACTTTGTTCGCGATACAAGCGGAAAATTTCTTCGTAGACTGCAGATCTGCGAACCGCATCCCGCTGGACTCCATGTCCAGAGACACAGATGCCTGATCGGCAGTGCGTGGTAGACTGAGGCGCTCCCGCAAGTTCATCGCAGGTCAGGTCATGGTTACCAAGGTCACCATCGCACGCGCCGTCTACACGCTGGACACGGCAGCTCCAGCCCGGAGGCTTCCGGCGGCCCTTATACTAACCATTCTTGTCATGGCCGTTGGTCTGGCAGCTTTTCGCATGCGAGGCTGACGACGTAGGCCTCCTCGGGCGCCAGCGTGTGGGTCGCTGACGTCACGCACCAAAGGCCGTCGACTGCCGCGCGAAACCCCGAAAGCCTGAGCCGAGAGTCGGCACAGATCCTTGCGTCGCCTTCCAGCTCGAGCCTTCCCGCAGCGCCTTGCCGCTGCGCCAGCGAGAGCTTGGCAGAGGCCGCCTGCTCGGCCTTCTCGCGAGAGGAAAACACCTCGCGAAAGCGAAAAACGGGCTTTCCGCTGCCAAGGGCGACCGTCTCGCTTTGCGCGGTTGTCAAATCGAAGGCCTCGGCCTCAACCGAGGCGTAAAGCGGCCGGCTCACGAAATCAAAATCCCAGGCGAGAACCTTGCCGCCCAAGGCCTCGACCTCGACAATGGGCAGCGTCTGGCCCGAGACGCTCTCTCCAGCCCCCTGCGGCACCACAAGCACCGTGTCGCCTTGGATCTTGAGCGAGAGGGCGTGCTCGTCTGCAAGCCTCGAGAGGAAGTGAACGGCCGACTCGTGCCTCTGGGAGACATCAGACACGGCCACAGCGGAAAGCGCGGCCGAGGCCTTCACCTTGAGAGAGTGGGTGCGGCCGAGCTCGTCCAAAACTCCCTTGAGGTCGCGCGCCGCGCAGAGCCTGGAGGAGACGGTTTTGAGGTCTTTTAGGGTGTCAAAGCCCTTGCCGGTAAGCCGCATGACGCCGCGGCTTGAGATCGACACCTCGTCGACAAAAAAGCTCCCCATGGGGGTGAGGCTTCCCCCCCAGCCAAGGGCCACGTTGACCCGTTGACCTCTCTCTGGGACAGCAAGCCTGCCGTCTGAGTCATCGAAAATGAGCTCGAGTTGATCGGAGAGCAGGCCGCGCTCGTCTTTGAGAGAAAGCCGCGTGAGCCTTTCGCGGTAGACCCCCTTCTTCTCTTCGCCGTCGATTGTGAGGGAAACCCCTGGTTTTAGTCCCAAAGCGAGATCTCTTTTCGGAGAGGCCTGGCGCTCTGCGGGAGACTCGGCAGAAAGATCTCGACCCCCTCAGGCAGGGTGGCCGGCAGCTCGGCAAGCTGTGGGTTGAGTTCGAGCACCTCTTCGACAACGCCAGCGGTCCTGCCAAAGACCCTGTGGCAGATGAGGTCCAGCACCTCGCCCCCTCGCGTCACGTAGATCATAGGGCCTTGGCCGGACTGGCAGCGTCATCGAAGGTCACACGTCGAAGGGAAAGCCGAAAGGCCACCTTGCGCGCCTTGCCGTCAGAGCGAAAGCTCGAAAGCTCCTCGCTGCAGGAGAGGACCGCCCAGCTGCCAAGAGACCTCCCCTCCGAGTCGACAAGAAGAAGCGGCTCCCCCTTGCGAGCCTCGTCTTTCAGAGCCTTCAAAGGGTCATCGGTGGAAGCTCTCTCTACGTAGGCCTCGCCTGTCACCTCGACCTCATGCGCCCTGCGGCCCATGTAGCTCAGCGTTGAAATGCCGCCAAGCCTCTCCTGCTCGGTCCAAATAAAACTCTCGCCCCGTGTCAGGCGCTCAAACATGCTTCTGCCGGCCAGAAAGCGAAACGCCCCGAGCGCAAAAAGGGCTTTCCCTTCAGTCATAAAGCCTTGCCCTCCACGACTTGGCCTCCTCGTCTTTGACCTCGCGCAAGACGTCCTTGAGCTTGGCTGCGATCTCGGCGGTGGTGGCCTTGGGCTCTGTGACGTTGACGGTGATGGGGGCGTTTAGGATCGACTGCGTCGGCCCCCGTGCCGCTCCTGCCACAGAGAGCGGCACCGTGCCGGTTGCCTTGAGCGAGGTCATGCGGGTCATGAAGTCTGCCACCGACCGGCCGCCCGCCTGGAGGCTTTGCGTGATCTTGTCCCAGTTCTCGTAGACAAGATAGGAGGCGGCAGCGAGCCCTGCGATGGCAAGCCCAACGCCTGAGCCAATGAGCGCCACTTTAAGCGCGCCGATCCCTGCCGTCGCGGCCGCCATCGCTCCCGAAGCTGCCGCTCCAAAACCAATCCAGGCCCCCTTAAAGAGAGCAACCGCCCCGACGGCCGTAGAGATCGGAATAAAAAGAGCACCGATTGCCGCTGCCGCGCCGCCCACCCCGAGTGCCACGCTAGAAAGAGCCTTTGTGACCTCTGGATTGGCAACCGCCCAGTCGCGCGTTTTGTCGACCACGCCCGCCAGGGTGCCGGCAAGCCGCGTGAGGTCTGAAAGGAGAGGCTTTCCGAGCACGTTTAGAAGATCCGACAGCGAGGCTTTGAGCCTAAGCAGCGAGGCGCTTGCCGTGGCGGCCTCGAGCCTAAGCTTCTCCATCGCGGTCCCTTCAGAAAGGGTCCTGATCTCAGCCTCGCGCGCTCTCAGGGCCGACAGCCTGGACGCTGCCCCGCTGTCGCCACGAGCAGCCTTGACGGCGACGTTCACAAGCTCTGAGATGCCGGCCAGGCCTTCGCGCCCAAAAAGCTTCTCGAGGATTTTGAGCCGCTGACCGGATCCCATGGACGCAAGCCTGGCGCCAAGCTCCTCCATCACCGAGATGAAAGGCCGCATGCCGCGCGTCTTGGGGTCTACGACCCGAATGCCCAGCGCCCGGAGAAGCTTGGCCTGCTCGGTCTTTGGCGTGCCGCCGAGGGTGTCGTGAACCAGTGGGTCGAGAAACGCCCCCTTGAGGGCTGTGGCCGCCACCGAGCCCTTCACCCCGACGTCAGCCAGCATCGCCACCGACGCCATCACCGTCTCGAGCGGGATCTTGGCGGCGTTGGCGACCGAGCCGACGTGCTTTAGGACGTCTGCGATCTCGGTGAGGTTGGTGTCGGAGACGTCGGCGGTGTAGCCTACGACGTCTCCAATGCGCGAGAGCCGCGAGATCGGCAGCTCGAAGGCATGCGCAATCCCGGTAAGCAGACTCACCGACTGCTCAGGCAAGATGTCGCCTACCTTGGACACCGCGAGCACGGCCTTGAGGTTGGCCTCGGTGATGTCTTTAAACTGAAGGCCGGCCGTCCCCATCTGGATCATCGCCGAGCCGACCTCTTCGCCCGTGTAGCCAAACTCAGTCGAAACCCGGGCAGCCATGCGCTCCAGGGTGGCAAGGTCTCTCTCCTGGCGGGCCGTGTCCTTGTAGTCTGGCCCCGACAACACCCGCGAGCGCACGCGCGCCATGACGGCCTCAAGGCTCATGGCGGTTTGAAGCGGCAGCGACGCCCTACTCAGCACCCCACGACCAAAGCCAGAGGCAGCGCCCCCGATCATGGCAAGCTCAGAGGCCCTGCTGCTCAAGGCCTCGCCCGACCTCCGCAGACCAGACAGCCTGTCTGACTTGGCTCTCAGCCGGTCAAAGACCTTCTCCTGCTCGGAAAGCCGCTCGGAGAGCCCACGAATCGAGAGCCCCGCCTCCCGCGCCTCGCGCTTTAGGCCTCGAAGCCGGGTGGTCTTTGTCTCAAAGGCGTCTTTGAGCCGCGAGGCCGAGACTCTTGCCGCGTCAAACTCTCTGGCAAGGCGCCGACTCGGCTCGCCGGCAGCCTTGATCTCTGTGGCAAGCGCCCTCACCCGTCCCTCGGCCGTCTTCCACTGGGAGTGAGCCTCGAGCGTGGCCTTGGCCTGCCCCCGCATCTGGCCGGCAAGCTTGTCGTGGCGGCGCAGCTCGTCGAGCGCCAGACTTGCCCGCCTCAGCTCACCGCCAAGGCCGCGGGTGACCCCCGAGAGGTTCTTGAGCGGAAGGGAGAGAAGATCCTTGGCGGCAAGGCTTACCCTTATTTTGAAATCGGCCATGTCGCCCTGAGCCTCTCAAGCGCTAGCTGGTGGTAGAGGGAAAGCTCGTCGGCCGCCAGCGCGTCAATCGCCTCGATCGTCCAGTGAAAGACAAAGGCCAGGTCGGCCTTTACCTCGAGCAGTGCCCGCCTTCCCGCCGGCAGCTCCTCTAGGGAGCAAGCCCTAAAAAACCAGCCACCTTGTCGGACACCCTGCGGTAGTCGGCAAAGTCGAGTTCTCTCACCTCGTCTGGGCTCCACTCGGCCAGGTGGCTGATCAGATGCAAGGTCTTGGCAGCCTCGGTGTCGTAGCGGTCGACCAGCTCGAGGTCTTTTACCTTGGCTCTCCTAAGCTCGATGGTCCGCACCAACCCCCGGCCCGAAAGCTCGACGGGATAGGAAAGCTCGATTACCTCTTTTTTCATGCCCTTTATCCTCTAAGCAGCGCAGCCTTGACGGCTGCCAGTTGGTCGACGCCGTTGATGCGGCGCACCATGTTGTCGGCGTCGATCTCGATGAGCACCTCTTCGGCATGCGCGTAGCGGTAGTAGGTGCAGTAGAGACGAAACTTCATAGCGGTCGTCTCGCCAGCCTTCCAGGCGCCAAAGTCGATCTCGGTGATGACGCCCCGCATGTGGCAGCTCACGGGAATGGCCAGCGTGTGGCGCTTGAGGGCACCTCGGACGTGAAGGGCAATGGGGCCGCCCTCTTGAAAGCCAAGCTGCTGGATCACAAAGCGGTCGTACTCGCCAAGCGTAAACTCGGCCTCGAGCTTCTCCATGCCCATCTCGATTGGGATGGGAAGATCCATGCCGCCGGCCCTGTAGTCTTCGACCTTGTAGGTGAGCTTTGGCAGGACGATCTCGTCGACCATGCCGGCGTAGCCGCGGCCGTCGACAAAGAGCGTAAAATGCGTGAGCTTCTGCGGGAGGTTGTTAAGCAGCGTCACCTAGAAGATCTCCTTCACGTGGTCGTCCGACAGCAGCGAGCGAAAGGTGATCCGCTCGGCCGGGTAGGGCGGCGTAAACTCGTAGTCAAACGTGACGTGGCCTTCGGTGATCTGGGACACGGTGTTCGCCTCGGGGTCTATCCAGCAGTGGCCGCCGAGGATGGCCTCCTGGGCCTTGAGGTCGCGCAGGTAGTTGTTGATGCTCTCTGTGACCTGAGCGACGTAGCTTCTTGTGATGTTGCGGTCGACGGCCCAAAGGTGGCTCTGCAGGATCGCGTCATCGATAAAATCCCTGAGGCGCCGCACGTTGATAAACTTGTGCCGGCTGTCCAGCGCGTCGGCCTCGTCGTAAAGGGTCCGGTTGCCCCACAGGCGAAAGCCCTGCTCGTTCACAAAGGTGGCGATTTTGTTTTTGTTCAAAAGGTTGGCGCCGGACTCACCCGAGGAGGGATCGAGCGAAAACTCGACCGGATGGGTAAGGCCGACGACCGACGAGCACAGCCGGTTGGACGGCGACACCCAAAACCCAAGCTCAGCGTCGGTCTTGGCGATCAAGGCGGCGGCGAGAACCGAGCCGCCGACCACCCCGATCGGAGCGGCCAGCCGGACGTTGGGATAGACCGGATAGAGCCTTGAGCTGCGAAGACTCGCAAAGCTCCCGATCACCGCTTGCAGATCCCCGCTGTCTGGGCTCTCAAGGGGCGCCACAGCGCGCAGCCGCCCTGCCACGACGCTGAGAGCTGCCCTCACCGACTCGTCGGCGGAAAACTCGGGCGCAATCACAATGCGCGGCTGGGCGCCAAGCGCTGCCTTGGCCTTGAGCAGGCCGTATACGCCTGTCAGCTCGCCTTGCGTGCCCGCCACCTGGGTAGCCAGAGCGTCGGCCTCGCCAAGCCCGACTGTGACGACCACGCAAACGGCCTGCGTCTCCTCGTAGATTGCAGCAAGCGTCTTTGGCAGACTCCCTGGCGCATCGAGTGCCCCGAAAAGCTCTCTGGCTTCCCTTGCTCCTCTGACGAGCATGGGCGTGTGGGCAGTCACTTTGTCTGACAGAGCCGACGTCCCAACGACCCCAATGACCGACGTGGCGGGGGTTCTCACCCCGGGGGCCGTCCTGGTCGTGACCGGCACGACCTCGATTCCATGCCAAAAACCTTCAGCCACCTGGCGACCTCCCCTGTTCGAGTGCCGTGATCCTGGCTTCCTGCTCGGTGACTTTCGTCTGCAGGGCTCGCACCTCACTTGCCATCAGCTCTTGGAGCCTTCTCGTCTCGTCGACCAGAAGCGCTATCTGCTCTTCGAGAGTCACGTCCCTACTCCATAAAGAAAACGGCAGGCTTTCGCGCCGAGCGAGAAAAAAGCGCCTGAGTGGCCTCGACTATTTTTAGACCCCAAAGACCCTCCTTTAGGCCTGGAGAGGTAAGCTCTGCCTCGGAGAACTCAAACTCGACAAGCCCGCTGCCGAGATAAAGATACTTCTCGCTGTAGTCGGCTGTTTCGAGGCGAAAGCGCCGCTGAAAGTCGTTGAGATAGATCTCGAGCGTCAGCTCGCGCGGGAAAGAGGCGCCCGTGCGCAGAAGCCAGAAGTCTCTGAGCCCGACCTTGAGGCTGCCAGACGTCTTCTTGGTAAATTCGTACACGAGAGGCCCCCCCATATCGGGGACGGGAGTCGACACCTCGAGCTCGAGCTCCTGCAGAAGAGCTTGAGCCCCCGCCCCAGCAGGCCAGCCAAGAAGGGCTCCAAGCCGCTCCTTGTAGCGGGCAAGCTCACCTCGAGCCTCGGCCACTTGGGCCTCAAGCTCCGCTTTGACCCCCTGCAGAAGCCTCTCAGTCTCGGCCTTTTGGGCCTGAAACTCGGCCCGCAGAGCCGCCAGCGAGGCCTTGGCGACCTCCTTGAAGGTTAAAAACTCCCCTCGGGTGGCGGCCAGCTCTCGCATCAGCTCGAGCGTGTGCCGCTGGCCTTGCGTGAGAGACAGCGCCACCGCAGCAAGCTCCCGTGCCAAGGAGAGGTTGAGGCGCTCTCCGACCCCTTCGACTGCAATGAGAGAGTCCGGGATCTCTTCGAGAATGAGGTCGATGCCAAAAAGCAGGTCTTCCGACGCTATCCGCTTGGCGAGAATCTCGCCTGCCCTAGAGAGCACGGCAAAGAGGATCGGTCCGTCCACCCCTTCGAGGCTTGCCACAATGCCCATCTCGCCGACGTCGTAGGCTTCTCTCCCAGAGCGAAACTCGGCTGTGAGGTGAACGCGGTTTCCAGAGACCCGGTTTGAGTCGGCAAGACTCGAAGCCTCGACCCTCTCCTTGAGCGCCTCCTCCGAGCCGTCTGGATCGTAGGAGGCCTTTCCCAGCTCAATGCCGACAAAGCGAAGCCTCTTGCCCCTGGCCTCGGCCTCGGCCAGGGCCTCGAGCCCGCGTCTTGTAATCCTAGGGCGCTCCATCAACGCCCCACGACGGCGGCAAAACGCTTGATGCGAGTCAGGCGCGCAAACATCGCTGCCCCGACTGTGGCCTCGGCCTCAAACATGACGTCGAGGTCAAAGCGGGCTCTAAGCGGCTTTAGCGACTCGATGACGCGCAGGATGCGGCGTCTTTCGGCCTCGCCAAGGGGGCGGTTGTCCTTGTTGAAAAGGATGACCTTGAAGGTGTAGGGCTCCCTCGGCTCGGGGTGGTCCCACCACTCGCGGATTCTAGCCCTGACGCCAAGGGTCTCCATGGCCAAGTCGATGGCAGCCAGGGTGCCGCGCAGCCTTTTGATCTTCTCAAAGCGAGAGATGATCTCACGGCGCCGCCTCGTCAGGTCGTCTTCGCTCTCCACCCCGACAAAGTCCTCGTCCCACAGCTCAACCCCCCTCTCCCAAGCCAGATACGGCAGAAAGGCCGGCGGGCAGGTGTCAGGGTCAAAAAGCGAGGCAAAGTCAAAGGAGAGGCCCTCGAGCCTCTGCCCTGCGACCTCCTCGAGCGTCCTCTCAAGCGGCGTCGAATTTTTCGGCAGAAGGCTTGTCACGAGGACATCTCCAGCTTGAGGCCGTCCTCGCCGTCCTCAAGAAGCGGCGCCTCAAAGGCCTCGCACAAGACGCCGCCCGTGGGCTCGAGCAGCTCGGCCGAGGTGACGTCGTTTTGGGCATGGAGCGCGGCGTAGAGGACAGACGGCTCGAGGCTTGCCCCCACCCGAAAGCGCGTCCTAAAAAGCTCTCTAAGCGATGCCTCGGCCTGCCCCTGCACCATCCGCCAGTCGGCACCGTAGGGAACCTTAAGACGCGCACGGAGGCGAAAGCGCCTCAGGCTTGCCTCCTCGACAGTCAGCTGATCGGTCAGCGCGCGCACGTAGGCCATCTTGTCGCGAAGCAGCGCCAGGTCGGCCGCGCGCACCGACTCTTCTGTCTTGGGGTCAAAAAGAACCCAAAGCTTGATCCGCGCCGGAGAAACCTCGGCGCAGTTGGCGTCGACGACATACCCACCCCCGGAAAGCCGAACGGCCTTGGCCTGAGCGATGTAGCCGACTTTTGACCCGGCAGCCGACAAGAGATCGTCCTCGTCCAAAAACCGCCCAAGGAGACTCTCGTCTGTCTCGCCAGCGGCCCTCGTCAAGCCGCGGCGTGCTGCGACGTGATCGAGGTTTGCCCCCCGGGCAAAGGCCGGCATGGTGGCACGCGCGGCCTCGTTCACACGGGCGCGCAGGAGCAGCTCGCGGTAAGCACACACCTCGAGCACCTTGACGGCGGGGTCTGACTCGAAAAGGTCGACGGCTTCGCCGTAGCGAGCGCGAAAGTCTTCGAGTAGCTGGCGCTTGATCGCCTCATAGCTCAAGGTCTCCACCACCTCGGGCGCCGGCAGGCGGCGAAGATCGATCACGCCAGCTTTCACCGCTCAAGCCTCACGGCGAGCGAAAACGGCGTGTCTGTCACCTTGATGATGCCGTCAAGCAGGATGGAGACTGTCCCGTCTTCGACTTTTTTCTCGTCCTCTGGCCCATCGAGCACCTTGACGGCGCTGAGCCTCACGCGGGGCTCCCAGCGGGCTACGGCCTCGTGGACGGCCGTAAAGATCGACATCTTGTCGATGCCTCTCCCCAGCAGCTCAAAAAGCCTGGAGCCGTAGTCTCTCAGCATGACGCGCGAGCCCTTAGGCGTGGTGAGGATGTCTTCGAGGCTTTGGCGGACGTGCTCCTCGGGGGAGAGACTCTTTCCCGTGCGACGCGACATCATCCAAACTTTCCCTTCCCACTGCCTGGGTCGACCTGGACCTCGTTTTTCTCGACGATGTAGGCGACCAGCTCGGCGAGCAGATCCGCCAACACGCCTCCCCTGGCCCCGTCGGCGTCGAGCTTGAAGCCAAGCTCTTTCATCTTGGCGAGTATCCTCTCTCTCACTTCGGCCTGGTCAAGCATGCTTGGCCTTGCAGCGGGCAGAGCCCTGCGGGTGCGGCCCCCCGGTAAAGGCGCAGACCGCTTCGGTCGTCACGACGCCTGCGGCCGCGTCGGCGCCGCCGAGCGCCACGCTGTCGGCCTCGACGACGACCGCCTTGGCCTTTACGACGATGCTTACCCCGCCTTGGACCTCGAGCCTTGCCCCCTCGGGCAAAACAACCCGCATGGCTTTGGCCGCCTTGTCGTAGGACACGCTGGCGCCATCGCTATAGCTCAGGCGGTGGCCATCCTCCTTCGGCAAGCTGTCTTTTGTCATGACAGCCCCGAGGATGACCCCTTGAGCAAGGGAGCCCGACGGAAAAAGACAAAGAACCTGCTCTCCGACCTCAAGCGGCCAGTTCTCGCGGTCGCCCCGCCCGCGTCTTTTCAAGGTCGAAAGCGGCGGGGTCTCAAGCCCCCCTTCGATCCTGACCCTTGCCCTTGCCCCGAAGTCCTGGGTGGCCGTGACGACGCCAAAGCTCACAAGGCTTGCAAGCTGGCGCCGCATCTCAGCTGCCTCAAACGCCTTCACAGCTTGTCCTCCGTGAGCCTTGTCTTGCGCACGATGACGGGAGCGGGGGCTGTGCTTCTTCGCACGACGACCACCGGTGCTCTGCTAGCCCCCTGACGCGGCTTTGCCGGGGGAGGCGCAGGCTTTGGCGCCGGTTTGGCTGCCGGCTTGGGCGCTGGCTTGGGCGCTGCCTTAGCGGGCTTTTCCTTCGGCGGCGGCGGCGGCTTCTTGGGCTTTGGAATCTTGTGCTTTCCGCGAAAGCCGTGCTCGAAGTCGGAGCACTTCTTGAGCGACCTCTCGCGAATCTCAGGTGGCAGGTCCAAAAGCTTGGCCCTTAGCTTGTCAAAATGCCTCCAGGTCCAAAACTGCCAGCTCCTTCGAGCTTTGGCGGCGGCCTTGAAGGCCTCGCTTCTTGTGACAAACTCGTAGAGGTCGTCTTGGCCGCTGCAGACGTCAAGGCCAAGCTTGAGGATGGCCGAGCAAAACTGGACGGTCCAAAGGGGGGAGGCCTTAGCGGGCTCTTTGAGCTTTTTTTCAAGCAGCGGCCAGGCCCAATCGCCGACGTAGCCGTCAAAAGCCATCTTGGAGAAGGGGTCAAAGGCCGTAAACGGCAGGTAGCCGAGCCTGGTGGCCTCTTCGGTGAAATCAAGCACCACGCGCTTTCTTTTGGTCACGGCGGCACCTCTGCTGCCTCTGGGTACATGGCGAGAGTGTCCCAGTCGTTGACGCCAAGGCGCACCAGCTGCGCCCACTCGCAAGACCACACCTCGTAGCCTGCGACGGCAAGGTCAAACCGAGAGTCGACGCAGCGAAGCACCCGAGCCTGCCGCGCGTAGTCGACAAATGTCTGGTTATGGACAGCAAGGGCGATCCTTGCTGCGACGTCGCGAGCTGTCACCTGCTGGCGGCCGCGGGCGGGCGGCAAGACGGCCAGAGCCTCCCAGCGCGTCTCAAAGTCCATCTCGCCTGTCATCGGGTCGCCCTCGGGCTCAAAGTCGGTCATCTCAAAAAAGATGGCAGGCACCTTCTCGATCTTTTTGGTCTCGGGATAGGCATCGTAGACGGGGATTTTCGGAAAAACCCGCCTAAGCTCGTCACCGACTTTCTGGTAGATCTCGCCAAACATCTCGTCTCTACCCGAGTAGGCCTCCGCGGTATTTGACCTCGTGCAGGAGGTTTCTCAGAAACACCTCGCGCACGTCCACCTGGAGCGCCGCGGCAGCGGCGGCCCTGTGCAGCTCCACCTTCTGAGCAATAAGCGGATGGCGCGCTCTCGACCCCCTCCGGTAGACCTTTCTTTCCAGCCGTCCGAGCCGGCTGCGAGCGACAAAGGCCCCTTCGACAAACCTTCCCTGGCGAGTCGAAACCCCCGCCCGGCCTTGCCTGGCTCCTGCCAGGATCAAGGGCAGATCATGGGTGATCATCGAGAGCGTGGCTTTCATCCCTCTGCCTCTGGTCTTGATCCTCTGGCGCACGGGCCTTAGCAGCACTCTCGCCTCGTCTGCCGTCTCATGTGCCAGCTCTCGTGCAAAAGTCCTCACCGTGCGCGAGAGAGCCCGCGCCATGGCCGCCTCGAGAGTCTTCTCAGACATCTGGACCGCTTCTGCGAGGCCTTCGATTTCCTTTTCGAGGCTCAAGCGAAGTCCTCTCCAAGCTCGGTGTCGAGCTCTTCGGCAAGATCAAGCTGACTCATCCCGGTCAGATCGTCGTGGCAGGCGGCCACCCGGTAGCGCCTGCCCTCAACGGCAAAGACATCCCCAGCCTCGGCCCCCGAAAGATCACTCGTCAGGCCGAGAAACTGGCTGTTCTCGGCCGAAACGCGCATCGAGCCGACGGCCTCGTCGAAGAATTTCACGTCAAAGACGCCTGTCACTTCTCTGCCGGAAAGCTTCCCGGTTTGAAACACCCCCCGGTGGACGAGGTCTGTTCCTCTAAAAAAAAAGGTAATGTCCCCCTCGCCGAAGGCATCTTTTGGTGTCAACTCTCGCCTCGTTTTGACCGGGCGCGATCTGGTCCAGGTCCAGGCTCTGGCCCCTGGGGTGGCTTGATGGTGTCGTAGAAGGCAAAGGACTCGGGGTGGCGGATGGCGATGTCGACGTCTTGAATGACTCGGATACGCACTGTCCCCGAGGTGCCCTTGAGATAGGGGTTCACCTGGACGTCGAGCACCCCCCACTCGCCGATCACGAGATCGGCCCAGTTGCCAAAGATCATGGCGCTCTTGTCGCTGTTCAAGTTGTCGGGGACGATGGTCGAGACCTCGGCCGGGTAGCCGTTGACGATGCCACGCCCATTAGACCCGCTTCCCCAGATAAAGGTGCTGCTGTTCTCGTTGACGAGCGTGGTTTTCAGCATGCCCGAGACCCTGGGGTTTGTGAGATAGGCGAGCGAGCCGAAATTGGCGTTGGCCTTGGCAATCGCCGTCTCGAGCATAACGACGGCGTTAAAGTCAAAATCGGTGAGCGGCACATTGGCCACCCCCTCGGTCGAGAGAATGCCCCGGGGCTGGTTGTCCTTGCCGCTGCCGGCGATGGCTGCCAGGTCGATGGCGCTTGCCACGGCCGTGGCGAGGTCTTCTCTGACGACCTCCTCGACGTCGATGGAGCTTTGGAGGATGAGCCGCCGGGAAATATCGGTGAAGGCACCAACCGACTTGGGCGAAAGCGGCACCTGGTCGGTCTTAAAGGGCTGCTCCTCGACGTCCTTGGTCTCTGCCACCCAAAAGGCCTTGGCGCCGCCAGCCATCCGCGGCAGCGTCACGTTACCTTCAAGGCCCGAGAGGATCTTGGCTCCGAGCTGGCGGATCACAAGCCGTGCCCGAAGCGCCTCGATAAAGCTGCCTGGCGGGATATTGGTGGCAACCAGCGAGCCGGCAGACCCCGGGGCTGTCGTCGTCTCAAAGCGCGAGGCAAACATCACGTCCGAGGGCACAAGAAAGCCGCTGGTCTCGCGCTTAAACTTCGCCGCTGCGGCCTCGCTCACCTCGCGCTCAAACTCGGCCCCCCGCCAGTCGTTGTTGAGGGCAGCGCGCATGGCTTTCAGAAAAGAAAACCGCTTGGTCTCGTCGCGGCTGAGACCGATGTTCTCGCGCGCCGAGGTGGGGGCTGCCGCCGGCAGCTCAGGGCGTGACTCCATTGCCAAGAGGAGCTTTCGCGAAAACTCGTCGACCGACAGGCCTTCCATCAGGGCCGCGCGCGCCAGATCTTGTTTTTGAAACCTGTCTCCAAGCGAGATGATCTCGAGCGCCCGCTTGCGTTCGTCTTCGGCGCCTGCTGCCACCACCACTGCAACGTCCTCCCTCTTTGGCTCTGCGGCGCTCTCCTCTTGGGGGCCGCCCAGCTGGTTGATGTCTTCAAAGTGACTGCCCCGGCCGACTCCGACTGTCGGGTCGGCCGGCACGGCCTCGAGCGAGATCTCGAGCGGCTCCCAGTCGGTGACGCGGTAGGTGTCAGGTCCCTCGCTTTTTTGCTCCTCGAGCTTTAGCTCGTGGTAGCGGTAGGAGACCGACACGTTACTTTTGATGCCGTCTTTGACGTCCTGGAAGGCTTCCTCGCCGAGCTGGTTTCTGGAAAATTTCACAAGCGCCTTGCCGCGCCGGCCCTCGACGGTGGCCTCCAGCACGACTCCGATCTGCTGATTACGGTCGTGGTTTAAGAGAAAAGCTCCGCCGCGGTTGATCCTCGCAAGGCGCACGGCCCGCGCCCCGTGGTCGAGAACCTCTCTTCCAAACCACCGGTCGACGGGGGCTTCCGAGGAAAACGTCAAAACGACCGTGCGGGCCTCGTCGTTGATCTCGCCCGAGGCAAGGTCAGAGAGCCTATGAGAGATACTGCTCGTCTGACTCAGTAGCCTCTGCCTCACCCTCGTCTCCGCTATCTTCTTCACTGCCCTCTCCAAAGCTCAGACCGAATTTTTCGGCCTTGGCCTTCTCGGCTACGATTTCTGAAAAGACGTCGTCCAGTGACCTCCCCTGCTCGGAGATGATCTCTGTGCGCGATTTGAGCCCGGCCTCGAGCGCCAGGATGTTGGCCTTGGTGTCTTTGAGCGGGTCGACCCAGGCCCAGCGCCTGGCGACCCACTGCGGCGAGTCAAAGCGGTCCATGTTGACCGTTGTGATTTTCGTGAATTTCTTGGAAAGCACCGCTCCCGTCAACCACTTCGCGTAGACGGCCTCGCACAGGTTCTCAACCAGCCAGTTTTGCAGGCACACGTAGTGGTCACGCTCTTCGAGAAGACTCGATCGGAGAGACGAGTAGCTGACGCTCTCGACGTCGTTGGCAAGCGAGTTGTAGGAGATGCCGAGGCCTGCCGAGATGCCGCGCAAACAGGCCTTCACGAAGGGGCCGAAGTTTCCGGCCGGGTGCTCGGGGTTCCAGGGCTCAAACTCGACCCCTTCCGGCAGAAGCTCGAAGGCTCCCGGCTCGGCCTTCTGGATGACGTTTCCCTCTTCGTCGGGCTTGAGGTCGTCGCCGACATAGCCCGCGCCGCCGGTCTGCTTGAAAAAGCCCATCTTGGTGCTTGCCACCCGGGCTGCGACCAGCTCGGCCTCCTCGTAGCCACCGAGCATCTTGAGGCGACTCATGGCCGTGTGAATCCACGGCACGCCGCGGGTTTGTTGCGGCATGTCCTGCATGAAAACGTGCAGGATCTCGCCGGCCGGGATGCGCCGGTAGTGCCGGCCTGCCACCACCTCGCCCGTGTCGCGACCTGACTTGAAGTAGTAGGCAGTCGGCTTTCCCCACTCGTCGAGCTCGACTCCCATCGAGATGAGCCTCTCGCCCTTGCTGTCTGAGAGCTTTTCGTCAAGCAGGGCCGGGTCGATCACCTGCAGCGCCAGACCGTAGGGGTAGCGCTCGCCGTAGACAAAGCGAAGGAAAGCCTCGCCGTCGCGCGCCACCCCCTGGAGCACAAGCCGCTGAACATCCCGCCAGGAAAGCCTCCCGGTAACGTCGCAACTGCCCTTTTTCCCCCAGCGGCGAAACTGCTCCTCGATCTCGTCGTTCACCTGGTGGTCGATTTCGCCCTGCACCTTAAACGAGCACCTAAGCTGAATGCCCTTGGGGCCGACCACGTGCGTGTTGAGGAGCGCCAGAAAGCGCTTCACGTAGTCGTTGTTTTGCGCCAGATCGCGCGAGCGACCCCGAAGACGAGACAGCGAGGCGAGGATGTCTTTGTCGTAGGGGGTGTCAGCCCCCCAGCCAGCTGCCTGCAGCCGGGAGGTCTTGGCAGCGTCAAAAACCCTTTTTTGAACCTTGTCTTTGCGCCCGAGAAAGACTCTGGCAAACCAGCCCACGCGTCTTTAAAACCTCACGAGGACTTGGCGGGCAGACGGCAGGTCTCCGCGTCTAAGCCGTGCCTCAAGGCGAGCAATCTCTTTTTGGTAGTAGTCTTTTGCCTGAAGCAGCTCTTTGAGCGGGATTTTGTCGAGCCGGCGCTTTCCGAGGTTGGTCTCGATCTCAAAGGAGGAGATGTCGCTGCCGACGCGGCCTGCAATCGTAGCGTCGATGGCAGCCGAAATCGACCTTGCGCGCTCGAGCGCCACTTTGACCTCTTCCACTAGTTTCTCCAGGCGTTCACAAAGCCGACGCCACTTGGCCGCTTCTTGAGGAGGACCTTTTTTTTCTCGCTCGCCTTGCCGTGGCTGTCTCGAAGGCGCTCCATCCTCTGGGTGATCTCGCGAAAAAGCGGGTTGAGGATGACGGCGGCCGCGTGCGCGTAGACGGCCGTGTCGAGAGCTTCGTTGCGACGGTGCCGCGGCAGCTCCCACACCTTGACGGGGTGGCCATTTTGGTAAGTGATCTTCACGCGTTCTGAGGTAAGCTGTTTATAGTAATCGCCGGAAAGCGCCATGGGGAAATGTATGTAGCCGGGGCCAGGATCTGAAAGCTTGAGCCTCTGGTAGAGAAGCGTCTTCCCCTCGTCGACGCCAAGCGGATAAAGCACCACCTCGCGCCCGTCCGAGGGGCTTTTGCGTCTGGTCGGCGCACCGACGACTGGCCTTCCCGTGCCGCGCACGCCTTTTACGGCAAAGACCCTCTGGCCGGTCTTGCCGCGCACGTAGTCGTAGACGATCTTGGTGTTGTCGCCCGCGTCGACGGCGGTTGCCACGACCCGGACGGGAAAGCCCCACTCGTGGCGAAACTCTCGCGAGCGAAGCTCGTCGAGCTCTGCCCACGGCGCCTCTGTGGCGACGTCCCCCCAAAAGACATAGTAGCCGATCACCCAGGCCTCCCAGTCCTCGCCGTAGCCGATGACGTGGGCCTCAAGGCGGTCGTCTTGGACGTCGACTCCAAGACAAAGCACCCTGACACCGGCTGGCACCTCGGCCTCGTAGTTTTCGGCTCTCGTGGAAAGCAGACTCGAGGCCACCGTGTCGACCTCGTCCTCGTAGGGCTCGCCGAGAAAGGTGTTGTAGAAGACCTTCATTTTCTCGGTGTCGCGCTGGGCTGCCATGTACTCGTCAGCCGTCTCGCCAAAGGAGACCCACGGCGAGTAGAGGGCCGAGATGTGAAAGCCGACACTTGCCCCCCGCCTCTCGGGATCAAGGCAGCGCCAGCGACCGGCCTTGAGGGCTGTCAATTTGTGGCCGTCGTAGATCGCCCCCGCACACTCCTGGCAGCGGTAGAAGGCTGTCTCAGTCCTGGCCTCCTCCCAGACCACCCCCTCCCATTCAAGGACGATAAAGGCTCGGCAGTGGGGACAGGGCAGCTCGAAGACGTGCCGTCTGGAGGCCTCGTAGAGGCGGTTGATCTTGGAGGTCCGGCGCTCCCGCGAGGGCGAGCTGGTAGCGATAAATTTTCGGTTGTAGAAGGTCGACGACCTCTTTCGCGCCAGATCGAGCGGGCTTCCCTCCGAGCCGGCTGAATCCGGCATCCGGTCGACCTCGTCGGCGTAGACGATGCGAATCGGCCTAGAGGAGAGCGAGGCTGGCGAGTTGGCGCCAGCCAGCGAGATGTGACCGCCGGCAAAGCGCTTGTGCAGCATGGTGTTGGAGGAGTCCTTGGCCTTGGGGTCTTCGACGATCTTGGCAAGGACCTTTGCGTCGCGAATCATGGTGGCCAGGCGGTCTTTGCTCCAGATCTCGGCTAGCTCGAGGGTCGGCAGAAGCACCAGCTGGGGGCTTGGCTCCTGGTGGGTGTAGTAGCCGATGCAGTTGAGAAGAAACTCGGTCTTTCCGACCTGGGCTGCAGCCTTGACGATGACCTCTTTGACCTCTGGTGCCTTGACGGCCTCCATGATGCCTCGAAGATAAGGCACAGCGTCGGTGCGCCAGCGGCCTGGCGAGGCCGAGGCCTCGCCTGAAAGGACACGGTAGCGCTCGGCCCAATCCGAGATGGAAAGCCGAGGCGGCGGGGCAAAGGCTTCGCGAAAGACTTCGAGCAGCTCCCCTTTTGCCCTCAAATGACCTCTCCCCTGGAAAGCTCGGCCAAGGCGTCGTCGATGGCCCGAGTGAGCACCTCTTCGACCTCGGCTGGCTCACCAAGGAGAGCCAGGGTGGGCGCCAGCGACGCTGGGATCGCAAGAAGCCTCGCCTTGGCTGCCATGACGGCCGCCTTCCAGAGCTTTTTCACCTCGTCGACTGGCACGAGCTGGCGCTCTTTCTCGAGCAGCTCCAGCTCGAGCTTGTCGGCTCTCACCTTGGTGAGCCGCACCTGCTCGACCTCGAGGGCTCCTCCTTTGTGTTCTTCCCTCAAAGCCTCACTCCGGTGGAGGTTTGCAGACGGACAGTCGGCAGCCACCTGGTGTCGACCTCGGCGTCGTCGATTTTTAGATAGGCGTAGGTCTGGTCGACGGCGCTGTGATTCATTTTGAGCTGGATACTACGGATATCGGCGCCGTCTTCGTAGGCAAACTTGGCCCACGAGACTCTGAGACTGTGGGCTCTTCTTTGGCTTCCCCCGGCAGCAAGCGGGGTGATGCCGGCCTTGTCGAAAAGGACACTAATGCGGCGACAGCTGGTCGAAATGCCTAGCGGCTTGTCCTTGACCTCGAGAGAGGCCGAGAAAAGGTAGGCCTCGGGAGGGGCGTCGTGAAAGTAGCGCTCGATATAGGCCTCGACCATGTCGGCGACTGGCTTTGAGACGCCGACAGTGTAGCGATCGGCGTTGGCCTTGCTTTCAATGGCGAGGCTTTTGCCGCGGCGTGTCTCGACGAGGTCGCACTTTCTAAGCGAAAGAAGCCCGCTGTGGCGCATGCCGACGCCGGCCAAGAGGTAGACGGCCAAGAGGTCGCGGTGGGCCTTCCAGCGCTGGGGGATGTTCAAAGGCGGCGTCGACTTCAAGATCTCCTGGGCCGTGGCGATGACCTTGGCGGTTTCGTCTCGGGTGAGCGCCTCGGTCTGGACCTTTCTGTCGATCTTTGGAACCTTGAGCCTTTGAAGCGGGTTTTTCGGGATCTCCTCTTCGCCAGCGCAAAACTGCATGAAGGCTTTGACGGCCGACAGCTCGCTGGCGATGGTGGCCGGCTGCTTGCCAAGCTCGGCTCGGTACTGCTTGAAGGCCACGACGCTTTCCAGCGTGAACTTGTCGAGACGGTCGGCGGGGCTTTCGAGCACGTCCTTGGCAAAGGCGCGATAGGTGCCAAGGTGCTTGCGGTAGAGCTTGGCGGTGGCGGGCTTTCTTTGGCCGGAAAGAAAGATCTCGAGAAGCTGCTCGAGCCTCTCTTCGGGCGTCTCTGCGAGGTTTCCAAGCCTTGCTAGGCTTTTGGCCGGCTCGGACTTGTCGCTCTCCACCTTGCGCGCAAGCGGTCGCTGGTGGCCGCGCGTGTAGCGGTGGGCGGCACTCACCGACACGCCGTACTTCTTTGCCAAGGCCTCCAGCGTTGCGCCCTCTCGCCTCTCGCGCTGCATGTCGGAGATAAAGCTTTTGCCGTGGGCCTCGGCGATGCTCGGCAGCCGTCGGGGGCGGAGCTTTTTCTGATGAGTGTTCATGACCCCGGTGAGAAACGAGCTGGTCATCTGCTCTTTGGGATCAAGCAGCAGGTTTTCATCAAGCAGCCGCACGTAGAGGCCGTCTTTCCGGCGCTTCTCGTAGAGATCGACGAAGAGGTCGATGTCGAGCCTGGGGTGGTTCAGGCCATCGATCACCACCACACTGCGGTCTTCGGCCGTCAGCATCAGCGAGCGAAAGGAGGTATTCTTTTCGAGTACCACCCGCACCTTGTTCATGCGCTCGTCCAGGTGCGGCAGCATCTTGCCGGGATGCCGCCTCTCCTCCTGCGCCCGGTAGAGCCGCTTCATCTCCTCCAGTGAGCCACCAAGCGACACGTAGTAGATCGTCAGCACCCGACTCTGCTCCTTCCCCAGCACGCTTTTGCGAATAAATAGCGCCCAAGCCCCACCCCTTTCTTCGTCGTGAGAAGTAGGAGGTAAGACAGGGTTACTCCGAAGGGCCGGGACGGCACCGAAGATGAGACGCAAAACCCTTGAGCCACAAGGAGCCCTCGCGCACGGCCATGCATTCTGTCGGTAAATGAACCTATGACTCTAAGATAGCAGACAAAAAGCGGCAGGTTTACGGCTTTCACCAAAGCAGCAACAGCTTCCGATACAATGCACAGAAAGCATGCAAATGGGTCCTTTCCCACCCCCCTTTTGCGGTGCCGGCGGCGCCGCGCCACCTCCCTAGAGAATGAAAAAATTTGCGGACTTACGGCCGGTGCTGGGAAGAAGGATGGTTCCGTATATACCTTTGCTTGTAGAAGCTTGCTTGAGCTCAAGTATATACAAAGTGCGGCCCGCTCCTCTCACCGCCAACCACCCCTTAACCACAGCCCCAAGCAGCCACGAAGGCTCGCGAATTTTTGAAATGCTCAGTGCCAGTCGAGAGATAGCCGAAGCATCATCTGTGTACTCAATAAGGTACGCAATTGGGTACACAATATGCTAGCCTTCAAAGAGCAAAGAAATGCCCCCCGGAGGTGCCCGACCCATGGAAACAACCAACGCCCGAAAGCTCAGAGCCGAGCTGAAAGACTATCTCGACCTCGCCGCCACAGAGCCCATCCGCATCAACCGTCGCTCCGGTGAAGCCTTCATCCTCATGCGTGAAGACCTCTACGCTTCCATGCAAAACGAAATCCTCTCCCTGCAACGCCGGCTGCTCGGTATGTCGCAGGCGCTCGAAGGACAAGGCAGCGCCGTCGAGCCCGGCGAGGTCGCCGAGCGCCTTCGCGCCCGTGCGCGGGCAAAGAAGGACGCCGCCACGTGAAAACTCAGCTCGTCGAGCTGCCAAGCTACCTGAGCGACCTGGAAGAGATCCTCGACTTTCTCGATAAGCAAGACAAAGACGGCGCCGCGCTCTTCTGGTTTGCCGACGAGCTGGAGGCGGTGCTGGAGTTTATCAAGACCAATCCGACCAAGCCGGGAGTCCACCCCGTCACGGGAGATCAAAGCTGGCCCTTTGGAAAAGGCCACTACCGCATATTTTTCAAATGCACGCAGGCGCCTGAGGCAACGCGCCTCTACCTGATCCACGTCATCGACAACCGGAGAGCCAATCTGCGCGTCTACCCAAGCAATCGACTGCCAACCTACAACGCCGACGACTAACCCCTCCCCCAAGAGGGGCCGACGGCGCTACGCAGCTACCACCCAAACAAGTCAGCGTCGGTGCCTATAGAGCCCGCTGGAGAGATGATGGTAAACGACGTTAACCAGAAAAAAGCGGACCTCAGTGAGGCCCAAACCCTTGAGGAGGACTTTCGAGCCCATCGACAAGCCGATTGGGTGGCCCCCCAAGGCGACGAGCGCTCTGAGATCCACGAGATCGACCGACAGGTGAAAGAAAACCTCGCCAAGCGTCACGGCGGCGGCCGGCCCAAAAGCGACGAGCCCCTGGTGGCCGTCTACATGAAGTGGCCAGAGTCGCTGCTTGCCAACGCCAAGGAAGAGGCAAGGCGCCTCAACATCGGCTACCAGAGCTTCATCAAGATGGCCGTCACCGAGTACATCCGTCTAAGACGCGCCAGAGAGCGCGAAACAGCCCAGCTCGGCGACAAGTACACGCTCGCAGAGGAGATCGAGGCCGCAAAGAACGACCGCCTCGCCGAGTGGGCGGGAAAGGTCGAGCCCCTCGATCCCGGCCAATCCGTCGACGAGGTGATCGACGACATGCGGGGAGGCCTCCCCAGAGAGCGCCGCTGATACCAACGCCCTGCTCGAGACGCTTCTTCGGAGGGATCGGTCTGGCTGCCAGGCTGGGCGGCCGAGCTGGCGATGGCGAACATCAGAAGCCATGCCCCGATAGCCTAAAAATATCTGTTAATTCAGGCATATATATACGCGGTTAAGTTACTCGTTATTCTGACGATAAGGTGTGTACTTCACACATTAGTGTGAGTATAATACGGAAGGCTTGCGTGAAGAGAGGAACGATCAGCTGCATGAGTGACTTCACCAAGAGAAGGCTCAAAGACTTCCACGAAGCTCTCAAGCCCCGCTGTCACACGGAGAAGAGTTTTCACGACAGCTTTCTCGTCAGGCGAAACCATCTTGTGAAGAGCGCCGAGAAGGATCCCAACATGATCCGACTCAACCTCGGCGACGAGCAAATCGCAGCCGTCATCGCCACCGGTCAACTCAACGAAGACCAGTCACGCATGAACGGCACCCTGCCTGAGATTGCCCTCGAGGGAAAATTTAGAGACTTCCCCTGGACCGAGCTCGACACGACAGGGGGCGATAAAGCAGTCGACCATATTGAGCCGCTCGTGGTCGTGAGAGTTGTTGTCCGCCAAGGAGCAAGAAAGCACATCGTCGTCACCGCCTATCGACCATGGCGGGAAATCATAAATCCCGATCTGCTTCCGGAGGTGACATATGACTTTTGGTAACCTGCAGCGCCTAGACCAACGCCGTCTCCAGGATGAGTTCGAAGACGCCCACGCCACGTGTGACTGCAAAGGCAAGTGGAAGGTCACGACCCGAGAAAACATCCCCCACACCATCGAAGGGCTCGGCATGGTCCTCCTGGTGAAAGCGCCCTTTGTCGAGTGCGACACCTGTGAGGCGCTCTATTTCTACCCAGGGCTCGAGCAGAATCTCAGGCTCGGCATTGCCACACAGCTCATCAACGATGCGCACGCTCTCGACAAGCGGCAACTGAGGTTTCTTCGCATCGTTGCCGGCATGACCCAGCAAGAAACCGCCAGTGCCCTCAACATGGACGTCAAGGAATACAACAAGTTTGAATCAGTCAACAACGCGACCCGCCATCTCAGCATCGACCGGCAGTTTCGTCTCCGGGTGATCTATGCCCGCCGTCTAGGGCTCGATCTGAATGAGCTGGCACGTATCGCTGATCATCTCGACCCTGATCAGACCGTCCATCTGCCACAGCGGATCGAAAGCAATGACCTCTTCAACCGCCTCGCTCTTTAAAGACAAAGGGGTGCTTAGCCAAAGGTCGGCACACAGGTGCGCTCGCCGTAGACGTTCTGCCGACGCAGAGCGCGCTTCCCCATTTCTTGCTGGTGGAGTTTTTAGGCAATGACTCCAGCACCTCTTGAAGTCTCCCCGCACGCTGCACTCCGCCTCAAGGAGCGTCGCAGCTCGCGCACTGAGGTGCGTCGCAGCTTACTGGAAGGACTGAGCCCGTGAAGGTGACGAAAGACGCCAAGCTAGACGTCGCATACATCAAGCTCCGCACCGGCAAGGTCGCATCCACGGTCGAGCTGCGCCCGGGCATCTTGTTCGACCTTGACAAGAACGGCCAGGTGCTTGGGATCGAAGTGCTAGCATTGAGCCAACTCGCGCCGCTGCTCAAAGCAAGCGGCTCAAGCGGTCGAACCGCCCGAGCGCGTAGGCAGCAGCCAGGCAGCAGACGGCAAGAAAACGCGGAAAACCGAAGGTCATCGACAGCAGCGCAGCGGTCGTCAAATCGTTAGTCTTTGTCGCAATCTAACCAGCTGGGTGCGGCGTCTTTTTGCAGAGAAAGACGGGGGTCGGACGCAGGGAGCCGCTTGCTTACTCTTGTTCATCCTCGCGCCGATCCCAAACAATCCGGGGACGCCTGCCTAACACACGCCCCAGCTCCACAAGACTGGCTAGCGTGAGATTCGCCTCCGCATTGACGATCTTATAAGCCTGCCGAGTACTTGTTCCAAGTCTCGAGGTGAGCATGGGGACCCCGATTTTTTCAGTCGCCATGAACTCAACCACAGTCTTGCTCAGCTCTTCCTGCATCGCCTTCAAATCGGCAAGCTCTTGCAAAGCTTCGAGCCTGCTTTCCGCTCGCTCCTCTGGCGTCAGGCGCGCATTCAGCAGCTCGTCGACGTCCTGGAATTGTTCAAGTCGCTCTTTGGTAAAGCGAGCCACAGCCTACTCCTTGTCCTGCAGCCGTTTTTGAGCAGTTTCGATGTCGGATGCTTGCGATCCCTTGTCATCACCGACGAGCAGGATGGCCCCGTCCTTCTCTTATCGGATCTCCTTTGATTTTACTATATGAAAAATTTGTCATAAAGTACAAACTCTAGCCGCCCTATCCGACGTCATCCCAAGCCCCTCTACTCCCTCCATAAAAGTCGAGCTGTTGAGCCAGATTCTCACTTTCCCTAAAGACTTTGAGGCAAAAGTCCGACCTCCTCCTACAAGCCGCCTAGAGGAATCCGTGCCTGCTCGGAGTTGCCCGAATGCCCAAGCACCACCAACTCTCCTCGGCTCTGACCGGGCTGTGGCTCGCCCTGGCGCCGCTGGCTGCTAGCGCAGGCCCGTTCCCGTTGTCCTACGGCGGACGCCTGACTGATGCGACCGGTGCACCGTTGTCGGGGCCGGTCGATCTTGCCGTGAATTTCTTCCGAAGCGAGACCGGCGGCAATCCGCTGCTCGGCGAGCCGGTCGTCGCCCCCTCCGAGACCCTTCAGGACGGAGTTTTCCAGCTTACTCTCGATCTGCCGGTCGACGACTACACGACGATTTTCCCCTCGGCCGAAACGACCGCCTATATCGAGATCACCGACCAGACCAACGCGCGCACCTATCCCCGGCAGCGCTTTACTGTCGTACCGCTGGCAGCCCGGGTGCCGGTCGACGGCAGCACCGTGACGTTTGACGACAACGGCCGCCTCAAGGCCACTCTTCCGGCCGCCGCGGCCAATACGCCCGGCGTGATCAAAGCGACCGGCGCCTTCGTCGAAGTCGACGCAGGGGGTGACATCACCGCCATCAAACAAGCACAGAGCTTCTCCGGCACGCTGAGCGGTGACGTCAGCGGCACGCAGAATGCCACAGTGGTCACCAAGATCCGCGGCAAGGCCTTCACGGATGCGCTCGATGCCAGCAATGACCAGAAGGTCGTCAAGTGGGACAACGCCACCGGCAGCTTCAAGCTCATGAACGACATTGCCAGCGGCGGCCTGAACGCTGGCGACGTCACGTCGACCACCATAGCCGACGGCACCATCGCAAACGCCGACATCAGCGCCTCGGCCAACATCGATGCCGGCAAGATCGGCACGGGAGCAGTCGACAACACGCACTTCAACTATTTGGCGGGCCTGACCTCAGACCCGCAAGCCCAGCTCAACGCCAAGCAGTCGACCATCACGGCCGCCACCGTCCTGCCGGTCGGCTCGCTCACCACGGACCTGCAGGCCGCCGTGACGCTCGGCGGCTATGGCAGCGGCGCGGGACAAACCGGCGAGCTGCGCTTTACCGAGCGTGACGGGCTCGAGAGCAACTACGTCGGCCTCAAGGCGCCCGACGCGGTCGCAAGCAATCAGATCTGGACTCTGCCAGCCGCAGACGGCACGGCCGGCCAGCTGCTCAGCACAAATGGCTCGGGCGCCTTGTCTTGGGTGACAGCAACCACCGCCAGCTCGGGAGACACCCTGACCAACAAGACGATCAGCGCCGACGACAACACGATCACGGGCATCGACGACTCGGAGATCAAAACAGGCGCGGGTATCGCCCGCGCCAAGCTGGCTTCCGGCACGGCTTCCCACGTGCTCGTCAACGACGGCAGCGGCGTGATGAGCTCCGAGGCGCAGCTTTCGATCTCCCGCGGCGGCACCGGGGCCGCCACCGCCAGCGCGGCACTCACCAACCTGCTACCCGCCCAGACCGGCAACTCCGGCAAGGTTCTCTCGACCGACGGCACGGCGGCCTCGTGGAGTGCTCTCAACGCGGCCAACTGGGACACGGCGCACACCGACCGCCTGAAGTGGGACGGCGGCTCTGCCGGCCTCGTCGCCGCCACCGGCCGAACGAGCCTCGGCCTCGGCACATCGGCTACGCTCGATGCCGGCACCGCCGCCAATCAACTGGTGCAGCTCGATGGCACGGGCAAGCTGCCAGCCGTCGACGGCTCGGCCCTTACCAGCCTCAGCCCCGCCAACCTCAGTGCGGCCGTGGCCGTAGCCAAGGGCGGCACCGGCGCGACGACGGCCGATGGAGCTCTGACGAATCTTCTGCCCGCACAGACGGGCAACTCCGGCAAGGTGCTCACGACCGACGGCAGCACGACGTCGTGGCTTGCTCTCAGCACCAGCAACTGGAATACAGCCTACAGTGAGCGTCTGCAGTGGGACGGCGGCTCTACCGGCCTTGTCGCTGCGACGGCCCGCACCAGCCTAGGCCTCGGCACGGCCGCCACGTTGGACGTCGGCACCACTGCCAACAAGGTCGTGCAACTCGACGGCACTGCCAAGCTGCCCGCCGTCGACGGCTCGCAGCTCACGAGCGTCGTCACGACAGCGACGGTCGACAGCGCCGGTGCCGTGATGAACGGCGACTTCGGCTCAAACGGCCTGATGGCCCGCACCGGTGCGGGGACCTACAGCGTCGTGACCGATAACTCCGCCAACTGGGACACCGCCTACACGGACCGCATGAAATGGGACGGCGGTGCCACCGGCCTGGTCGCCGCGACCGCGCGCACCAGCCTCGGCCTTGGCACCAGCGCGACACTCGATGTCGGCACCACCGCCAACAAAGTCGTCCAGCTCGACGGTAGTGCCCGGCTTCCGGCCGTCGACGGCTCGCAGCTCACCAATTTGCCGGCAGCCAGTCTCACCTGCCCCACGGGCTATATCCTGGTGCCGGGCAATGCGAGCTTCACCAACGCAAGCTTCTGCGTCATGAAGTACGAGGCTAAGAAGGATGGCGCCACCGGCCAGGCCGTCTCGACCGCCACGGGCACCCCCTGGGTCAACGTCTCCTGGTATGAGGCTCAAAGCGCCTGCAAGCGGGTCGGCGGCCACCTTGTCAACGAAGGCGAGTGGATGACCATCGCTCGCAACATCGAGGCAACCGCCATCAACGACATCGACTCTGCAGCCGGCATCCAGCTTGCCACCGGCCACTCCGACAACTCTCCGGCTAGCGCCTTGGCCGCGGTGGCGGACCCCTCGCTTGCGAGCTGCACGCTGACCCTTGCACTCTCCGATGCCAGCAACAACTCCTGCGCCCTGCGTGGCCCCGGCACCTACGCCAACAACAGCACCGACTACGGCTACTACGGTACCAGCAACGGCTACAGCACAGCCTACTCGGCTGGTGGTGCCAACAAGTCGCAAATGCGCACCCACGTCCTCAGCAACGGCAATGTCATCTGGGACATGGCCGGCAACGTCTGGGAGTGGACGGATGCGCAATGCGATACGACGAGCTGGTACACCACCGGATGGGTCGAGTGGAACAACGCCAACGTCACCGACTGGGAGAAACTAGTCGCTGGCCCAAGCGGCTCTCTGACCTCCTCAAACGGGGCCGGTCAGTATTATGGATGCAGCGCAAGTGGCAATGCCCTGCTCCGCGGCGGCCTCTGGTACTATGGCCCGATCGCCGGCGTGTTCGCCGCCACTCTGTACTATGGGCCGTCGGACGTCAGCAGCTCCGTGGGCTTTCGCTGCGCCTTCTCCAATGCCCACTAAGTCCTTGGTTTCTTGGACCTTGGTCCTTGGTTTTGGGGTCTGGGGGCGTAGCCCCCAGCGGCTCCATTTCGGAAATTTCCGAAATTTCGGAAATTGTGCCGAAACAGCACATTCGCGTAAGTTGTTGATTTAATTTATTATGTCTATTTCTCCATCAGGCAGCATTTCCGAAACTTCGGAAACGTCACTTCCGCAACTTCCGCAACTTCGGAAATTTCCGAAATTTCGGAAATTATGCCAGTCAGGAATTTTCTCCTTTTGAGTGAGGATATCCCCTGCTAGGGTGCTTTGCGCTCCCAATCAAGGATCATGCCGCCCGCGATGCCACGCCGCAGCCAGCCCCAATCCCAGCTCGAGGTAAGCGTCGATACTGCCGCGAAATCTCTCGGTGTTTCTGAGCGCATGGTCCTCAACTACATCAAGGCCAGACAGATCAAGGCGCTGCGTGTCGGCAAGCGCTGGTATGTCGACCTCGCCTCGCTGGAGGCCTTTCGGCAGGCCAGCGGTCTCACGGAAAGGGAGCCTCAGGCCATTTCCGAAACTTCGGAAATTTCGGAAATTTCGGAAATTTCGGAAACGCTTCCGAAGTCGCCGGAGGCCACAGGCAGCGAACGCCCGCCGCGCCCCAGGCGGGCCTCCTCTGGGAAGAACCTCGACGGGCTTGCCTGCTACCGGCTGTGCCTGGAGGCTTTCCGGATGCCGATGTGGGGGGACGCCGACAAGCTCCGCTACGGCCATCGACTGCGTGATCTGCAGGGCGCGATTCTCGAGCAGCTCGGCTCCGGGTTCTATTCGTATGGCGCAGAAAAGCGCGCCTACTATGACCGCTCCCGAGGACTGATCGGTGCGGCGTTGGCGCTCGTTTACAGTGATCCTGATGCGAGGCTGCGTTGGGCCAGCGACGTCGCCTTTCTGGAGGGCGATGTGCTGCCCGCGTTTGCGTCTTTGATCAAGAAAATCGAGCGTGGTCAGGACCGCGACGGCCGGGGGCGACGCCATGAGCGCTAGAAGCCCCAAGATCCTCGCCGACAGCTACCAATTGACCGTCATGGTATTTGGAAGAACACGCAGCTTTCCCAAACACTACCGCCCGACACTTGGCCGCCGCCTGGAGGACCGGGCGATCGACCTGACGTCAGCCGTCCGCGTCGCTAGCCTTGCCAAAAGTGGCGGCAAAGACTCGCGGCGGTCCGCCTCCTTGGAGAGCGCCTCGGAGCACTTGGACGAGATCCGGATTCTGCTTCAGCTTTCGCATGACATGCAGATCATTCCGACCACCGGCTATGCCGAGCTGAGCGAGCTGACCGCCGAGGTCGGTCGGCAGATCGGTGGCTTTGGGAAGTTCGAGGCGGATGCCCGTGACCACGCTCCTTGACGAGGTGGCGGCGTTCGAGAACCTTGCACGGGCTTTCCAGCTCTGCGCACGCGGCAAGCGTGCCTCGACCGGCTATCAGCGCGCCATGTTTGCCCACGGCGAGAAGCTCGTCGCCATGCGCGGCAAGATCCTAGCAGGCCAGTATCGCTGGGGACGCTACCGGGAACTCTTGGTGAGAGACCCCAAGTCGCGTCGCGTCTTGGCGGCTCCCTTTATGGACCGCGTCGTCCATACAGCCATCCACGAGATCATCGAGCCGATCCTCGATCCCCTGGTACCGGAGAGCGTGTATGCCTGCCGTCACGGCAAAGGCAACCGGAAGGCCGCGACGGATCTTCTTGCGGTGCTTCGCGAGCATGGCAAAGACCGCTTCGTCATCAAGCTCGACGTCGCGCAATACTTTGCCTCGATCCGGCATGACGTGCTGCTCGCCAAGCTTTTCGAGGCGCTGCCAGACCGGAGTCTCGAGCCTCTTCTGGCTTCACTCCTGCAAAGCCATGCCGAGTATGCCTCTCGCGGCTACGGCATCCCGATCGGAAACCTGACGTCCCAGGTGTTTGCCAACTTTTATCTCGTCTCCGCCGACCGTGTCGCCACCGAGCAGCTCAAAGGCGGCTTCTACTTCCGTTACATGGACGACATGGTCCTCGGGGGCCGCAATAAGTCGGTGGTCCTCGACGCGGCCGACGCCGTGACCCAGCACGTCGAAAGCGAGCTGAGACTTTCGATTCCCCACTTCAAGCGGATGCCGCTCGGTAACGCGCCCGTGCCGTTTTTAGGATATGTGCTCGATCACGGCGGCTATCGGATTCTAAGCCGCAACAAGAGGAGGTTTGCCAAGCGGATAGGGCGCCTGGAACGCTCGGGAGCCCGCCCGAGCCGGATGGCGCAGAGCGAGCTGTCGTTTCGTTCTTTCGAGAATTTGCTATGAAAAAGGTGTCGGGCTCAGAATGGCCGCGCCTGCCGTTCAGCGTTGTCCGAAGGTGCCCTGCTCCGCGGCGGCAACTGGAACAATGGCACGAACGCCGGCGTGTTCGCCGCCAATCTGAACAATGGGCCGTCGAACGTCAACAGCAACGTGGGCTTTCGCTGCGCCTTGTCGTTCGCCCGGCGGCCGTGAGACTTGGGGGTTCGCTGTCTGCGTGAGGGAAGTCTTTTCAGCGATGAGAAGACCACGCTGAGCCTTCTGATGTTTGTCCCAAGGCACTTCGAGCCAGACACCTGTGGCTGACCGAGCTGAGGGGGGGAAACCGCCCCCAGCTCGGGGTCCGAATCGATATCACCTGTCAGCTCCCAAAGAACTTCGGCGGTAGATACGGAAACACACCATGAATCATGACGCCAGCCGAACTGTACGAATAAAGAATTACGTCGCCCTGAGCTGTGCCGGTCGATGCGATCGTCTTCACGCGGTACGCTTTGTCCGCAGTCAGCGGCGCCGCCTCGGGATAACGCGCAAGTTCCTCGATTGCCGCGAGGACGTGCTCACGATAGCGGCGCCTGGTCTCTAACGGAAACGGCTGAAAGGCAGCCATCGCACGAGCACGGCCACGAAATCGCCGTCGCGCACCTTCGGAGGCCCACCGCCATGGCAAGGCGGCGCGCTCAGTCACGGTCTTCGGCCTCCAGCGCGTCGAGCTCGACATCTTCCTGTTCGGCCGCGGCGAGCTCCTCAGCTGCTGTCGTAGTCGGCAGGGGCTCCTGGTGCTCGAAGAGCTGCCAGAAGGTCAGCAGCTCCAAGTAGCGTTCTTCGGTCACAACGACCTTGATGGGATGGCCGCGGTGGACGATGCGCAGGGCCTTGTCGTCTGTCACGTCGCCGAGAAGGGCGTTACCTTCGGGGCTTCGTATCTTGCTCACCGTAACGGTGCCGGCAAAAAGTGGCTGTTGGCTACGCGCTTTGGCGGCCGGAACCGTAAGCTCTTTGGCGGGAGCCGGTTGGGGTTCTGGTCTCATAACGTCCTTTGCCTTTCAGGATCTGTTTAAAGATCCATTTTCAGATCCTAAGGCTTATCGGCGTCTTTGTCCAGAAGCTTGAGCAGGCAATATGTAACCATTATCATTGAAATTAATCGTCCATAGCTTCAGGCGTAGCCCTTAAAAGCTCAGAGCCCAGCTCATAACCGCGGGAACGCTCAACCTTCGGCGCCTTCACTCTGGCTCTTCTTGTGCTGGGCCGGCTCGGTTCCCTTGGCCTCTGTACGCGCTCGGCCGCCCGGTCGCTAGCGCGCCAGTGGTCCTCGAGCTTTTGCCCTGCCAAGGCAAAGCCGTTTGCGTGTCAGCCTAGGTATTTTTCCTCGAGCCAAGACACTGCTGCGGTGAGATCCGCGCTTTGAGCCCACTGCATGAGTTCTCCCAGCGCGGCTGTTTCATCTGTTCCGACGTGGCGCGGAAGCACCTCATCAAAGCGAAAATAGGCATTTCGCCCGAGAATCTGTCGGCACTGGTAGTCGGCGATCCCGACGTTGGCGTCGATCATCAGGCTTGCCATCGGCTGAGCCCACTGGGCAAAGCCCCAGTCGAGAGTCTTGCCGGAGATCCACTGTGGACTGCTTCCGCTCGAAAGCGAGAAGACGCGCAGCGAGCGGAGATCCTGGCGGCCGATGTCCGGGTTGATGGCCAGAGCCACGGCCGCCATCGCCGGGTTGTTGCACCCTACTCCACCGTCGACGTAGCCCTGGTAGCTTGGAAAGTAGGTCGGCGCCGCGCTCGAGCGCAAGGCTACGTCGACCATCCGTTCCGTCCCGTCTGAATCGGCCCCGGGGTAGTTGTGGAAGAACTTCATTTTCCACGTCCTCGGGGAACCCTCGTTGTCGAGGTCGAAGCTCGGAACGAGCACGCGCCGCCTTAGATCTGAGAGCTGCTGCTCGCCGAAGGTCCGCTCGAGAAGGCGCTTGAGGTAGCCCTGGTCATAGTCAGCGCCTATGACTTTGCCCATGTCCTGGAGGTTGTCGCACCAAGAGTCGTCAAAGACCTTGGCCCCATGCTGTTCGAAGAAGGAGACAAGCTCGGCTGCCGCCCTCCCCGAGGCCAGAGACAGGGCGTTAACAGAGCCAATCGAGGTGCCCGCAAAAAGGCGCACCGATGGCAGAAACGCAGGCACGGCTTCGGCAAGTCGAGCAAGGAGCACAGCCTGGTAAGCTCCTCGCACCCCGCCGCCATCGAGCGACAAGATCCGATAGGGCTTCATGCGAGGCTCAAGCCGCATCGATATGACCCCGGGTTATGGTTTGTACCGTAAGGTCGAGCCCTTCAAGCCGACTGCCGAGTCACGTGGAAAAGCCGCCGCATCCAGCCTCGTCCAAAGGTCTTGAAGGTCGCAAGGCCCGCATAGCGCTCGGCGCGCTCAGCCATGAAGTCGACGACCAGCTGCTCACAGTCAGCCTTGGCGGCAGCGCCAAGCGTCTGAGGGCCGATGACGCCGTCGACCGTGACGCCTAAAACCTTTTGGAGGATACGAATTGCCGTCTTGGCGCCTTGATTGATGGCAGCGTCAAACACGACAAGCCGCAACTCGGCCGGCAGCTCGCTGCAACGCGCCGCATCCCAGAAGTCCCGCCGGTAGATCGCCCGCGCCTCATCGAGCGTCAGCTTCATGATCCCCTGTCGACCGAGCTTGGGATAGGCCGCAAGCGAGATGCCAAATTTCGTAAGCCCGCCGGGGTCGCGCGGGTCGTCGACCAGGCCGCCTTCCAGCTTCAAAATGATCGAGACGGCCTTACGAAATTGCACCGAGCCTCTCCCAGAGCCGACGATTTCGTGTGATCACCAAGATTTTGGAACATTCCTTGCTCTTTGTCTCGTCGGCGACGTGGCGTCGTCAGCAAACACCTGAAAAATCAGGGAAGCAGTTCGAAAAAATCGAGAGCACTGTCATGCGACTGGACATCAACGACATGTTTCGAAACGTCTGGACGGCCATCCCAGCCGGCATCGGCATTGGCGCCGGAATGAAGATCTTCAACTGGGTCTACGCTCTCCTCGACAAGATCATCTAGAGCGCACGCCCTCGAAAGCCCCTTCGCGGCCCGCCACGCCGAGAGCTTCTCGGCGTAGGTCTTCCGCTCTCCAAGCACCAGCCCGGCCTGCAAGACGTCGGGGCAAGACTCGATCGCATCGCGATAGCCTAGCTGCCGGCTGCTGTGCGGCGTATAGACCTTGAGCCGTACGCCCTGGTACTCAGGCCTCCCGGACAAAAACTCCAGAGCCGCTTGCGCCCGGTAGTGCCGTTTGGTGAAGCACACCACCAGCCGCCTCCCGTCGAAAATCCCTACCCGCTGCCGCCAGCGAATCGCTGCCAGGGAAACCTCCCTGCCGAGGCTAGAAAGCGGCATTTGAGCTGCGCGGCTTGACTCCCGGTCAGCCCCGGCAGCCTCGCCGTCATCTTCGCCAATGCCGTCGGCAAGAAGGCTTTGAAGAGAAGCGTGAACAAGGGTGAGCTTAGGCAGAGTCGCCTCTGGCTCCCTTCCCTCTGGAACCAAAAACCCCAGCCCCAGGGGGTATAACCCCCTTCTTAGATCTATTCCGCCTTGTTTTGGTGAGTTATCAAAAAGCATATCGTCGGCCAACCACGCGGGAAGCTCGCGGTCCGAAAAGCGCCCCACCATGTGGGGGAGGTTGCGATAAATCGCCTTCACGATCGAGCGAACCTGGCGGCAGTTGCGCGAATACTCGCAGCCAGGAACCTCGACCATGCGCAGCTGAATCTTCGCCTGAGCCTCTTCCCGAGAGTAGCCATGCCACTTGTAAGCAAGGGCAAGCGACGTCAGCCACGCGTTACGCTCCCCGTCCTCAACCAGCTCGGGTCTCTTGATCGAACTGACCGAGCAGAGAACCCTACCGCGTGGGGGGGGGGGGGGCCCCGC